GGCTTGATTGCCAATGCTTGTTCGGAACGCAAGCTAACAGCGTGGACTTACACTCACCACAATACTGAACACTACGGCAACCGAGAACTTATCAAGAACGCCCCATCAATGGGAATGACTGTTAATGCATCGGCACACAATCAGACTCACGCTGCAGAACTGCACAAGCAAGGTATACCCAGCGTGTGCATTGTTCCCAAGAACGAATCACGTAAGACGTGGGAACATGATGGCGTGAAGTTCCTTGTCTGCCCCGCACAGTGGAGTAACAAGAACTGTGCAGAATGTAAGTTATGCTCTGTGGCTGATCGTAAGTGTGTTGTTGCATTTAAGGCACACGGCACACAAGCCAAGAAAGTAGAAGCAACCATCGTCTGATGTGCTACACTCTGATGCATAACTGAATACGGCAGCACTCCGGCCAGCGCGGATGCAGCCAAGGCTAATGGCCCTGGGGGGGTAACCCCTGGGGCCTTTTTTTGTGCCCATGCCCAGATAGTACAGGGGTACTACGTTACGACATTTCATGGACGCAGACTACTAATCATGGACGCACGCAAGTACAAGCGCACTACCACCCAGCGGCTCACAGTGGTGTTGAGCGGGGTGGTTTTTCAGCGTGTGGAGGAGCAGTCACAAAAGGAGGGACGCAGTATGTCCAACCTTGTGGCGTACCTAGTGGAGCGTGCCCTGTGTGACGACTGCCGAACTGGCCGGTAACCGTTGCATAAGTGGAGAGATGCGGCATCATTGATGCATCAGGGACGCGAGCCTCTGATGCCAATGCCGGAGCAGCCCTCACCACGGCTACATAAGAAGCTCAGGTCCACCGCTGTTGAGAGTGGATCCTCGCCCAAGGGGAGTTGTGGCGCGTGAAGTAACGCCCCTCTGAGTGCGAGTTAGCACTCGCTTCTATTTTTCTTCCACGACAGTAAAACAGGCTGTCGTTCACACAAGGACTCAACTCCTTGCCTGAACCGCTACAACAACGCCTCAGCCGTCAATTCTGCATGTTGCAAGCATGCCTGGTGGACTGCGAGGGCGATCTGGAATCGATCCAGGAACTAGAACGATGCTTTAATCTCCCATCTTATGGCCAAGAAAGATCCATTTCCCAACGAATGGGAGGAGGTGAACAACCTAAACGACGACGACATCGAAACAGCAACCGTTGAGGAAGTGATGGAGGAAGTCATGCAATGGCATCTTCCTGAGCCTTACTGTGCTGTGATTCGTGTCTATGACCGTAAGCAGAACAAGCTGAAAGAGTATGCGTACAAGTTGGAGTCAAAGGCTCACAATCGCATACGAGATCATGCTTTGTCTGATGATGAGGTCACGATTCTGACTAACTCCATTATCGGAACTATTAACTACCTTCCTGAATGATGTTGACCATTGATCAACTCGATCCTGAAGACGATCTTGAGGATCTCACGTTGTACTCATCGCTCTATGCGTATAGTGCATATTGTGAGGAATACGACGAAACCCCTATTGACCTGCTAGTACGGCTGTTCTACCTTGATCCGGCGAACGAGGCGGCATGACTCTGGCCTATTTTCCATTCATCGGATTTTATTGTGGTTGGCAGCGGCATTTTCATGCAAGAAAGCTGCATTTTTCCTGCACAAGATCCTCCATAAGTGCAGCGTACCGTCAGTTTGAGCTAGTTTGGGAGTGGTCAAGCCCTTCCAATAGTGTCCCGTAATCCGCTCGCTGATGAAGAGTTGTTAACTCTTCTAGAGGTTCTGAGGGAGTTTGACTCCCATAAAAGTGGTCTAAGGGTACAAGCCCTTGCCTCTTACCTCTACATAGCGGCCCATGGTCGTGTGCCGATGACTGACCTTCAGAGGGATCTGAAGATGAGTTCGGCTAGTGCAAGTCGGAACACTGACCTATTGGCTGATTGGGATTGGCACGGTAAACCCGGTCCGAACCTAATCAAGAAGGAGCCAGATCCGCTCATGGCTAATCGCCACATCTTGTCTCTGACAGCGCGTGGTGAACGCCTTGCCCTTTCAATCAAGAGGATTCTTTATGGCACCTAGTCGCACATTTGGTGAGTGTGCAGAGTACACGTTCAAGACTCGCGATTCGTGGGTACGTGAACGCAAGGCTGTTGATGAGTGGAAACGCATTCAACAGATGCCCAAAGAACAACGACCAAAGGTTTCAAAGCCTTCGATGTTCCGCACTATTCAAGTCAATCATGTGCTTGAGATGCGTGGTGCAAGTTATCCGATCTCTAGGCTCGATCAGGCTGGCGTAACTCAGCTTATCTTTGAGCTTGAAGATGAACGTAACTGGACATCAAAGGAGACAGCTAACAAGGTCATTGATACCATCCGAACTATCGTCAACCACTGCAAACGGCATCGTTTTATTGACGAAGCACCGTTTGATGCGCTGGAGATGTTCAGTGGCTCGGAATCACGTCTGACGTGGTTCACGATGTCACAGATGGAGCAGATGTATGAGGCTTCATGCAATGTCTTTGGTTACCCGGCGTTGGGGGAAATCTTCCTGACGTTGGGGCTTACCGGTATGCGTCTGGGTGAGCTTCAGAAGCTGCGTGTGATGGATGTCGACATTCCTAACCTGCGGATCCACGTAGGTGGGCGTGACGGTTTCGTCACCAAAGCCAAGAACTGGCGTGTCATTCCTATTCAAGATCGGATCCTTCCGTTCATGATCGAAAGGACACGTGATCAGCCACCCAAGAAGCACATCTTTGCAGATGACTTCGGCTCTGCTGATTCGTTACGACGTTCATTCAACAAGATCCGCAAGTATGTGGGGATTGATGAAAAGCATGTGATCCACTCACTGCGTCATAGCTACGCCACGTTCCTCAATGAGTCTGGTGTGCCGCCGATGACCATCAAAGACTTGATGGGACACAAGCGGATCGAGACCACACTCCGGTACTGCAAGGTCTCGGATGTGGCCCGTAATCAGGCCCAGGAGGCCCTCAATGCCCAACTCCAGCGAGCCACCCAACAGCCCGCCCCGGAGCCCGTTCAACCCGCTCAGCCGTCCTATGACCAGCTTCTGAATCAGGTTAATGCTTTGCAACAATTGCTGGCTCAGATGCCGCAACTAACTGCAATGGCTCGGATCTAACCGGACCTACCGGTGCTGTGATACGCTCTTTTCATCGGGTTCGGAACGCCATCTCGGCGAGTCCCAAACCGAGATCTACAGGGTCTGACGACTCGATTTTTCCTTGAAATCGATTGCGGCAGTTGACCTTGTGCCACTTGCGGATGTGGCGGAATTGGTAGACGCGCTAGTTTCAGGTTCGCGTTTCTCAGCACTGCATTAATGAGTCAAGGCGGGGCTAGTCCCCGTCTTTTCTTTTGTCTAGGTCGCTCCACTAGTGGATAGCACTTTTTACCGGTACTAACTGCACACATTTCTTGAGACAACATGGTTTCACCTGCTCTCACCGAGCAACAAATCGAACTGGAGAGGCGTGCCATTGCCTACGGGCGGGAACGGCTTCTCGATCAGACACGCAAGCTGGAGGAGCGCTCCTACGGGTCGGCAACGGTCTATGGGTCCGCAAGCATCCAGGCGGCCCTTGGAGAGGTTTCACGGGTCATACAGGACACTCTCAAGCGCATCCATGAGGGCAAGAACGGCGTCGAGTTCGCCACCATCCATCAGTACCTCGCTGAGATCGAACCGGAGGCGGCAGCAGCCATTGCGTTGAAGCTGACCTTCGACAAGGTGTTCAGCCCAAAGGACAGGGCCAATGAGATCGCCAATGTGATCACAGCCATTGGCCAGGCTTTGGAGCAGGAGTGTCAGCTCCGCTGGTACGAGTCACAGGATCCTGAGCTGTATGACCGCATCAAGCGGCAGTACTGGCACAGCGCCTGTGGCACCCAGCAGAAGGCCACGGTGGCTCGCACAATGATGAATCGCCACGAGCATCACTGGGACAACTGGACAACGACCATACGAGCAAAGCTTGGTGGGTGGCTTCTTGACTGTGTGATGAAAGCCACTGGGTGGTTTGAGAGGGTGACGGTTAAGCGTCACAACGGAACACCAACGCTGATTGTCCCAAGCCTTCTTTTTGCCATGCAAAAGGAGGAGCTGATGCAAGACGCGCTGATGTTTGCTCCAATGGCGTGGCCCATGTTGGTCCCACCACGAGATTGGAGCCCCATCAAGGCTGGTGGGTATCTCCTCAACGAGGTTATGCACGGGCATGAGATGGTCCGCAGGGGCGATAACGGACTAATACAGGGGAACACGCCACTCCTGTTTTTAAACAAGCTCCAGAAGGTTGCCTACACGCTCAACGAGTTCATCGTCGACGTGGCTGAGACCTTGATGGAGCGTCAGTACAAGGTCGGTAAGTTCTTGCCGATCATCGAGCTACCCCTCCCCAACAAACCGTTCGACATCGCGGAGAACGATGAGGCCAGGCACGAGTACAGACGGCAAGCAGCAGAGGTGTTGAACCACAACGCTGCGTCATTCAAACGGTCTTGCCGTACACGAATGACAATGGAGACCGTCAAGCTTTTCAAGGAGCGAGACAAGTTCTTTCTCCCGTGGTCATTTGACTATCGAGGGCGTACGTATCCGATCCCGGCCTTTCTCACCCCACAAGACACTGACTTCGGTAAGTCCCTGCTGAAGTTTGCCGAGCCGTCGTTCATGACGGATGAAGCAGAAGCTTGGCTGGCATTCCAAGTGGCAACCACCTACGGGTTGGACAAAGCCACGATGCAAGAACGTCAGGATTGGGTTCGTCAGAATCAAAGCCTGATTTCTCGTGTGGCTAATGCTCCACTTGTGGAGGTAGGTGAGTGGGAGGCAGCAGATGAGCCGTGGCAGTTCCTCGCTGCATGTGAGGAGTACAACGCTTGTGTCATTGAATGCACAAGAAGTTGGACAAATCTGCCGGTTGCTATTGACGCTACGTGCTCAGGACTGCAGATCCTGGCTGGTATGGCGAGAGATCAATCAACTGCAAAGTTGGTCAATGTTCTTCCGTCAGACCAACCACAGGATGCATACAAAGTTGTGGCAGAAAAGGCTAAGCCAAAGCTGCCAGATCACCTAGCTGTTCTCCTTGATCGGAAGGTCACAAAGAGAACAGTGATGACAATCCCGTACAACGCGACCAAGCACTCTAATCGGGCTTACATCCGTGAAGCCTTGAAAGAAAAGGGTGCTGAGTTCACGCCGGAGGAACTCACTTTGATTGTTAATGCAGTCAGAGAGGCAATGTATGAGGTTGTCCCCGGTCCAATGCGTGTCATGGACTGGATCAAACAAGAAGTTGGCGCAGCGTTCAAACGCGGCGTAGATCACCTTACTTGGGAGACGCCATCAGGTTTTGTTGTAAAACAAAACAGACGCAAAAGGAAAGTATCGACTGTACTTTTGCAGATCCTTGGTCGTTGTGAAGTGAACCTAACTACAGGTCACGAAGGACCGGATGTTGCTGGTCATAAGTCCAGCACAGCTCCCAATCTTATTCACTCATTAGATGCTTCGATCTTGCATCAAGCATTCCTGAAGTTCAACGCACCGTTCACGGTGATCCACGATTCAGTCCTTTGTCGGGCAACTGATATGGGCACACTGAATCGCGTAGTCAGGGAAACCTACTGCGAAATCTTTTCATCCAGCAATCCTCTTTTGGATTTTGCTGAAGCCATCGGAGCAGAGACAGAGCCACCAATCATTGGTGATCTCGATCTTGATTCCGTTCTTGAGTCCACCTATTTCTTCTGTTAATGGCCCCCAAAACTATCGTCACTGAAAAGCCTGTTGTCCTTGAAGGTTATCAGGCTGTGATGAAGCCCAGCAAGTTTGGTTACTCTCTTGCTACTGTCTTTACTGATGATCTGATTGAACAACTGGAAGCAGACCGCACTGAGGTTCTCAAGTGGTGTGAATCCAAGTTGAAGAATCCAAAGCGTGCAACGCTGAAACCTGAACCATGGGAGGAAGTCTCCGATGGTAAGTACAAAGTCAAGTTCTCCTGGAATGAGGAGAACTGCCCCACGATTGTCGATAGTGAGGGCACGGTCATCAACAACTCAGCACTTCCCGTTTATAGCGGAAGTACTGTGAAGCTGGCATTCTTCCAGAAGCCCTACATCCTCAAAGATGGTGTCACCTATGGCACCAGTCTTAAGCTAAAAGGCATTCAGATCATCAGCCTTTCCAGCAGTGCTGGTGTTGATACTGGTGACATGGATGCTGAGGATGTTGCTGAACTCTTTGGTAAAACCAAGGGGTTCAAAGCTGAGGATCCAAACGTGACCCCAGCTCCTGCAACTGAAACTGACGTGGATTTCTGATTTAGATGGCTTTCCGTTCTGGGTTGGAGGAGAAGGTCGCTGATCTTCTCACCAACCTGGGCGTGAAGTACGAGTATGAGTCAACCAAGGTTGCCTACCAGATTCTTCACAACTACTGCCCTGATTTCCTCTTACCTAATGGTATCTACCTTGAGGTGAAAGGTCATCTGACCGAAGAGGATCGTCGAAAGATGAAGGCAGTAAAGGATCAAAACCCTGACCTTGACATTCGCTTTGTATTTCAATCGCCCTATAACAAGATCTACAAAGGATCAAAAACAACATACGCCAAATGGGCCGAGAAACACGGTTTCCAATGGTGTGTGTTCCACAGTATCCCTATCGAATGGCTGATGTAGAGCTGATCAAAGATCTAGCTACCAATCTAATCATGGCCCTTGACAAGCATTCCTCACCGAATGACATTGTTGAGGGCTTTGAAGATGCATTGGATAGTTACGAAGAATTGATCCAACGTTTCCACACACAGAAATGACTCCTAAAGAGCGCATCACTGAATACTTTGCGGACACTTTGTGTGAAGCAGAGGAAGCGGTCAAGCTTGGTGAATTGACACCTGATGAGGTTGTTACTTGTTTTGCTGAAGCATTAAATGATTGGCATTCGTACTTCCAGAACTCCGCTGACATCTACGAAAAGCTGATCAATGCTGTTATCTCCCGATACAGAAACAAGTAGGTGTATTGCTCATGAACCTTGTCCTAATTGTGGTAGTCGAGACAATCTTGGTCGTTACGACGACGGCCATGGCTACTGCTTTGGGTGCCGCTATTGGGAGCCTGGTGAATTCAACATTGTCCAACCGACAAAACAACGAATGACATTCCCAATTAAGGGAACGCCAGAACCACTACCTAAACGTGGCATCAGTGAAGAGGTTTGCCGTAAGTATCGAGTCCATCGAGAAGGCAATCAACTCTATTTCCATTACTTCTCAAAGGATGGAACCTGCACTGGTGCCAAGGTAAAAACCCCTGACAAACAATTCCGATGGGAAGGAACCAACCCTGATGGACAACTCTTTGGACAGCAGCTCTTCCCAAGTTCTGGAAAGAGAGTGGTTATCACCGAAGGAGAACTTGACTGCCTTTCGTGTTATCAGGCTTACTCGGGGAATTGGCCGATGGTATCAATACCGGATGGTGCCAATTCGGCCAAGCGTGCGATTCAAAAGCAGCTTGAGTGGCTCCAGGGCTATGAAGAGGTTGTCCTCTTCTTTGATAATGACGCTCCAGGCCGTCAGGCTGCGAAGGATGCGGCAGGGGTATTGCCACCAGGCAAGGTTAAGATCGCTCACTTGTCAGATTTCAAGGATGCTTCCGATGCACTCCAGGCTGGCAAGGCACAAGCGATTAAAGAGGCAATCTGGAATGCTTCCGCATACCGCCCAGACGGCATTGTCGAAGCGAAGAGCCTTTTAGATCAGATCCTTAAACCTAACGATGAGGGACTTCATGAGTACCCATACAAAGGTTTACAGGAAAAGCTTCACGGCATTAGAGCGGGCGAACTGGTGACCGTGACCGCTGGATCGGGGACAGGGAAGAGTTCTTTTTGTAGAGAACTTGCCACACACTTACTCAACAAGGGTGAGCGTGTTGGCTACCTAGCTCTAGAGGAAAGCAACCGCCGCACAGCTCTCGGACTGATGTCCGTTGCTGAAGGCAAGCCTTACCACATTGGTGAACACTCACGCACTGAACTAACAGATGTCTACTCCAGAACCCTTGGACATTGGCCGCTTTATCTTTTTGATGGCTTCGGTAGTTTTGATCCCGATGTTATTTATAACCGTGTGGAGTATCTTGCCCAAGGTCTTGACGTAAAGATTGTCTTCCTTGATCACCTCAGCATTTTGTTGAGTGGTCTTGATGGGGATGAACGTCGTGTTATCGACCAAACAATGACCAAGCTTCGTTCCCTTGTGGAGCGTACAGGGATCTCGTTGTTCCTTGTCTCCCACCTGCGTCGTCCTAGTGGCGACCAGAGTCACGAAGAAGGGGCACGTGTGAGTCTTGGTTCGTTACGAGG